GCGAGGACGTCAGGGTTCGTCAGGTCGATACTTTGGGTCGCTGGAATACCAGTAGCCGCCACGACCGAGTTGATGTAGGACTGAGTGTCGTTCTCACTCGGAGGTGCCCAGCGGTTGATAATCTTCTCGATTGAGTCATAGCCTTGGCGACCGTAGGACATCAGGTTCTTCGCCAGAGCGCGGACGCCAGAGTCAGGAGTGTCGAACGTTACGAAAGACCCATCGTCTCCTGTAGCTCCTTCCCACTGGTCTTTGGAAACACGAATGTTCCCGATGTTGTTGTTGCGAATACCACGAGTCGCCATTGTTATTACTCCTTACCAATTAAGGTGTTTGCGATACCCTCCAGCGAGACATCACTGTACAGACCACCGCGTTTCTGGATGTTACCTTCACGTTCGGCCCGACGCTTATCGCCAGCCGCTTTAGTCTCGACAATGCGAGCGCGGGTGTTGGCTTTACGTTCAGCTTCAGCGTAGGCTTTATCCTCGGCTTGTTTCTGCTGTTCACGGTACAGTTTACCCACCAGTTCCTTATCGTAGCGAATACGAATGGTCCCAGTGGCGTCTTGCAGGAAGACCGAGCCGTTCTGCTCAACTACAGAGAGCTGAGAGTTCACGACCCAAGGGTTAGTCTTGATGAGTTGCTTACGAGCTGTGTCGATAATGTCTCGACCCACCTGCCACGACTCAGGGTTATCCCCGACCATAAGTTGATGTTTGGACACCATGCCGATGGACTTACCGTCCTGACCATCATCACTGAAAGTCACGGTGTTCTCGTTCAGCCACTTCTGAGTGTTCTGGGTAGCTGCATCGGCGTTACCTGTACGGTAATACCATGAGTCCCAGACCTTACGAGCGCTTGCGTCAAGACTCGTAGGGAGCCGCGATAGGTCCTTGTTCTTCGAGTCGTTCTTCAGCTCTTGCCAAGCCTTGTCAGACTCAATGCGCATCTCACGGGACTGACTTGCAGCCTGTTTGTCAGCGTCAATCATAGTCTGAGGGTCCAGACCCATCTTGTCCATCTGCTCGAAAGTAGTGAACAATTGGGCCTGCTCAGGGTAGAGGGCCGCGAAGCTGGAAGGGTCCTGAGTGTAGACCTTACGCAGGGCCTCGAAGCGCTGCATCTTGTCTGGGTCGTATTGACCACGGATGACCGCAGCTTGCCACTCACCAGCAGCATCCTGAGTCAGCGTCTGGAAGGCGTTACGGAACGGGCCATTGTTGGTATCAGCTCGCAGCAGCGCAACCTTCTGAGCATCCTTAGCAGCTTGCGGGATGTCCATCTGGTCAATCTGCTGTAGTTTACCCATAGCGTAGTTGTTCATGTCAGAACGTTTGAACTCACCAGTGGCCTCTGAGACCGGGAGGTCCTCATAGTTGGTGGACACGTTGTCCCCAGCCAGTCGTCGCTGATACACTTGGTCGATGACCAACTGCTTGTTCTGCGTCTGGATGAGCTTAGTGTTCTCCTTAGCCTGCTCAGCGGACTTGCGCTTCACGGATTCTAAGAGGCTGGCCTCGGCATTAATGAGCATCTGACGTTGTGGTGTCATCTCCTCACCCGGCTGAAGCTGGTTGTTCTGAGCCTTGAGTTTCTGGATTTGAGCCAGACCAATGGTCGGGTCATCCTGAAGCAGGGCAGACTGAACGCCCAGCGACAAGTCTTCCTGATACTTCGCCACCAGCTTGTACTCGGTGCCTTGAGCCTCAACCACAGCAGCATTGAAGACCTCAGGTCCCACAATCTCCTCGACCGTGGCGTCCACCCCGTTAAGGGTGATGCGTTCCTGTCGAATCTGCTGGAGGAAGTTAGCGCCACCTGACTTCTGGATTGCATCACGCACCGTCTGAGAGATGACTTCGGTAGCCCTTTGGTCAGACGGAATGGCGGCAGTGGTCAGTCCATCACGGAGGTAGGCCATGAACGACTTTCCAGCCTCAGGCGAACGCATCAGGTCCCCATCGTTCAGGAACGAGTTCAGCTCGACACGGGTGTTCAGCATAGCGGTATTCTCGGACTGCTTAGAGAAATACTTATTGAACGACCCATAGATGGCTACGTTGCGGTCCGTGATGTCTGCGTTAAAGCCACGCTGGAAATGCTCATCGTTCGGGTTAATCCCAGCCTCATCAGCGTAGGACTTAGCGGCATCCTGAAGTCGCTGGTGTCGGTACTCCTCCATGTCCTGACGGGTGCGGAACTCACCGTTCTGAATCTTGACGTTAATCTCATCGTCCACCGCATAGGCAGCGTTGCGACCAGTCTTGACTTTCAGTGCTTCCATCGCATAAGGGTCGTCCTGATACAGCAGGGTCCCATTCTGGATGGCCTCACGCCTTTGCTGGGGAGTCAGCTTACGGATAATCTCGTTAGACCGCTCATCCCCAAGGTTCTTGGCCTTCTCTTGGAACTGCTTGTATAGACCAGTGCCGGACTCCACGAAGTTGGTGAACGCACGGGCAAGACCTGAGTCCCCAGTCTGCCCCTGAACGTTCGCCGCCTGATAGTCTACACTGATAGCTTTGCCCGGAGCGCGACCACGGCCCATAGTCCGGTTAGCTAAAGCTGATTCGATATTACTAGCCATTGGTCCTCCTGTTAGCTATGACCTGTAGGTGTGCCTTTAGCGGCACTAATTGGAGCTGCACCGCCTGACGGCTTAGACCCAGCGAGGGACTCGCCAGCCATGTAGCCCTGCATACCAGCAGATGTGACGTTAAGTGCGTGAGCCAGAGGGCTGGTCTTGATGATTTTAGCCTGACCCTTGATGGCAGACTTGGTGTTCTCAATGTTGGCAATACGGTTCCCGAAGATAGCCGCATAGTCGCGGTTGTAGCTTTCGGTGATGCCAGCACGTTCCTTCACGGTGTCGCCTTCCACTGAGCGCTCAATGCGGTTCATGGAGTTACCTTCCAGACCAGACTCAGCCACTGCTGCACGGACCATGCCCTGATTACGAATACCGTTCAGAGTCGTCTCGGTCAGTTCAGCTACCTGCTGTTCCTTAAGGTCTCGCTCCTGCATCTTCAGGTTGGCGTCAGAGTAGTTCATCTGCTTAATCATCTCCTGAGCCTGTCGGTTCTGAGCGTCAATAGCAGCACCCTCAGCCTTTGCCTGTTGGGATGCGGACATAGTGGCCCCGGCTACAGCCATGATACCCATGCCGATACTTACGGGTTCGCACATACGTCCTCCTTAGAGATTGTGAATAATTGAAAACGCTCACCTGTCACTGGACTTATAGTCACCTCAGGGTGAAACTTAGCGCCCAGCAACCGCAAGAATCTAATGTGAGACTTATTGCCTGACCACACGTAGTTCCAGATGGTCCCGTATTGGTCTAACATTAAGTCCCTGTACTCAGAGATGCGCTGAATGAACTCCCGCTTGTCTTTCGGTCTTAACCGTTCGACAAGACTTGAAGTCAGGAACCACACGTTATCTCCTTGGTTCCCTCCATAGGCAAACACTTCGCCTACGCCATTCGTCAAAACCACAGATGACGGAGTGAGGTGACTGAGCATTCTGTCTGTCAGACCTTTGGTCGACCCGAAGTTTGCCCTGCACTCGTTAACGTCATCCTGTGAGAGATGTCCCAATAGGTAGTGAACATCTGGTTCAGTAGCCTTACGAATATACATAAAGTCTCCTATAACTTAAAGGGCCTATAGTCCCTATAGTGAGGGTGTAATAGTTTCTATAGGCCATTCAATGAGTTAGATAGCCTTGGCTTTACGGGCGTATGAAGCCTCCCAGCCGCAACCAACGATGGACAATGGGGTCGGATAGTCTGACTCAAGGATTAACCGAGTGTGCAGAGCGTCACCGTTCATTGGGAACCTGAACTGACCATCACCAATGTTGACCTGACCGATGTCCTGTAGTCCCAGCTTGTAGCCGTTCAGGGTGTTCAGGAACTCACGCTGTTGGTTGACGACACGCATCACCAGAGCGCCAGTACGCTGATAGTTCACCCAAGCGCGGCGAAGCTGTAGTCGACCGGAGTCTTCCGTCACAGTCCCGTTCTGGTCTTCATACTTGATGAGGAACCGAGAGAAGGCGTAGGTGAACTTGTAGACGCGACCGAGGAACACTGTCTTGCCCGACCAATCCCCTTTCACAGTAACCCACCGAGTGCTGGACCATACGGTGTCCGGCAGTTGCACGAAGCGCCCACTGGAGTCAACCATGACGTACTTCCCTGCTGGTGGGAAAACTCCACCGTAAGCCGCACCAACGTCGAAGGACGAGGTGTAGGTGTCAGGGTTGAACGCATTGGAAGGGATTACCATAGTGGTCTTACCGTCCAGATGCAGGCGGTAGGGTTCACCAGCGATGTCCACAGTCTCCTTGATGAACTCCAGCTTCTCCAAGTCAACGCCATATCCGTGCTTGCGCACTAGGTACATAGCGAACCCTATGCAGGCTGAGGCCATAATCTGCTCGCCCTGCTCCAACTCCCAGTGGGACCATGAGGCCTGAAGCTGTACTCCATCCTTGAAGAGGAACTTGTAGATGAACAGCTTGTTCGGAGCACCTTCAGTCGACACCGTGATGAAGTTCTCAGTCGAGGACCCTTGGATGTCGAACACTCCGTTAGGAATGTAGGACAGCACATGCCCGGTCGTATCGTCTGCGTCCTTCACGTCGGTCACGTCAGCCACCGCAAAGTAACGGTTAATGCTGGTGAACGAGCCACGAGGGGCAGCGAAGAAGACTGAACGTCCAATAGCGAACGGTCGAGCGTTATCGCTCACAGCGAACTCAGAGCCAACATCAAGCTGGATAGACTTGGCGGTCAGGACCCCAGAGCTGGTCATCACGAACTGGACCTCATCGGACCACAGCAGGAGCTGTTCAGCGAACGGCACGGCATACTTCAGGATGGAGATTCGAGGGTGACTCACAGCCACGTCAATCGGGTCGTCATCACTGAGGGTCGCCACGCTCTTAGGGAAGAACGCAAAGTATCCAGCCGACCGGGACATAATGACGTTCTCACCAGAGAGGAACCCTAAGCGGTTACGATAGAAGAACACATCGTTAATCGTGGAGTTCACGAAGCTCGGCATCGGGTTGGTCTCATCGTTACCTGCACCACGCTCAGACCAGTCGAGAGTCTGGAACCTAAAGTTCCCATCTGCCTGTCGGACCAGAGCGTGTGGCATGGTGGAAGCATCAAAGCCTGTTACGGTCCCCGGCTCCACAGTCTCACGCCAAGTCTTCTTCGCAGAGTCATACTTCACGAAATACTCATCGGCTGAGCTGTTGGTCTCTCCCTGAATACGGATGATGTATCCTTCAGGTGCTGCCAGAGGTAGCTTACTGATAGTCTGAACGGTGTCAAGGACCGCGTTGATGAGCTGGTTAGCGTAGCCATCTTCAGTCTCCACCGAGTTGATGTCGGTCCCGGCTGGGGCCTTAATCTCGATGTAGCCGGACCCAAGGGTGAACGTGTAGTTCGGATAGGCCACGACCAGCAGGTCCACCAGCGCCTTGCCAATAGCCTGAGCGTCGACTTTAGGTGGGTCGTCCTTGGCATTGTCTCCCGGAGGAAGCTGGTGCTCGACCTTGGTCCCACCATTAATCCCTACCTTCAGCAGCCTGCCGTACTGTCCACCACGAAGGTTAATCAGAGCGCGGTTCTTCATGTTGTACGTAGGGTTAGCCTTAGTGGTCCCGGCAGACACCACAGTGCGACGGTTCACTACAAACGTATAGTCAGCTACGGTAATGACTCGGATGTCATCACGGGGCTTGGAAGTGTTCACGTAGTCCGTGGCCCCTGAGACAGCGTACTGTTTCCCCTCAAGGTCAAAGACCATGATTTCCTTTCCGGTGAAGACGATGTAATACTGCTCGTTCTCATCGCGGTTAATCAGGTGGAACTTAGCATTGTTTGGGATGACCCAGTTCACGGCTGAGAGTCTCTTCTTCCAGACTGTCGGCGGTCTCTTCTGAAGTCCATCACTTTCGGACGACCAGCCGTTAATCTGCTGTTCACCTTGGTCAGAGAACCTCAGGATGTCCGGCTGTTGGCTAATGCCACCCTTCAGGTTCTTGATTGATTGCGTGTAAAGTGGCATATCACCTCCTATTAGTCTCGACCGATGTCAGACATCATGTTGTAGCGCCCGGTGTCCATCTCATACTCCATCACCTGCTGGTACAGCTCAGCTTCCTGCTCCCGCAGATAGGCTTCGGACTCAGGGCTACCGAAGAACTTAGCGTTGAACTCTCGGCTTGCCTTGGTCACGATGTAGTCCCGGAAGACCACAGGCATCTCAGAGAACGGCTTCATCTCAACCAGCTCGACGGTAATCGCAGCCGTGAAGGTAGTGGACTGAGTGCTGAGGTCATAGAGATAGCCACCCATGTTGCTGTAGTAGCTGGTAGCACCCGCAGTCATGACCCGGAGGTAAGATGGCAGGAAGCGAATCCTTTGGTCTTGGACATCCGGTGTGAGGACAGCGGACTCGTTGATGTTAAAGTTCCAGCCTTTAGCTTGGACCTGACGATTGACTCGATGTAGGATGCGCTGAGCGTTCGAGACGTCTGCGTTCCCTTCGTCTAGCTGTAGGACTGCTGGTTCACCGATAGCAGCCAGCATATCGTTAACAGCATCCAAGTCGTCGTTAGCGTTGAGTGGAATGTACTGAGCCATAGGCCCTCCTTAAGCAAAAAAACCCCTCAAGCACCCGAAGGCACCCAAGGGGTTTCAATTAGTTTGTGAAAGATACGTTGAAGGAACGCACAGGCGAACCGTCATACCCAACAATCACCAGACCTTCCACGCCAGAGGTGGCCTTGAAGTAGAGACTGTTGGTTCTACGGGAGTAACTAACACCATCAGGCGTAGTCACATCAAGCAGCGACCAATCGGTCACATCTGAAAGCTCAGGGAAGTCAACCTTCAAGCTGGTCCCCACAGTAGAACTGTATGTCTCTAAGGTAGGACCCTCTGTAGAGAGGGCCTTAAAGGTCGTTAACCCGCTGACGCTGGACTGAAAACCAGTGCGCCTGCCGCTTCTGGACGCAGACCGCCGTGACCCATAGCGTACTTACCGACAATCAGGTCGCCCTGAGCATCGACGTCGCGGTCACGTTCCAGCGCCAAGTCGCGCAGCTTAACAGTACCCACAGCAGAGCGGTGAGAGAACAGGCCCACAACGTTGTCCAGAGCAACCTTAACGGTAGAGCTGGAGGTCGCCGGGAATGCGTGTTTCTGACCGGAAGCAATGGAAATACCATCGTCACCACGGGTTTCGCCAGCACCACCCTGAGTCAGGTGAGGAACTTCAACCACAACGAAGCCCATTACGTTACGGATGTTGCCCGTCTCAGGGTCAATCAGCGCAGCGTAGTTAGCAGCGTTAGGCATCAGAGCCGCCAGAATCGCGGAGTAGTTGTCAGGGGTGGTGTAGAAGTAGCGGTCGCCAGCAGGCACGTAGTTGGAAGTCAGCTTAGCACGTGCGATGGTCAGTTGACCGATAATCGCCTCACCCAGCTTGGCTGGAGTGTTCAGGTCTGCTTTAGTACCAACTTCCAGCACGGACGCCTTGCCCAGACCAGCGATGTTCTCGTCGGATGCAGCCGGGAGGTTACACAGAATCGCCATCTCAGCCAGTACCGCGCCATCAGCAGCGATAGCCAGAGCCTCGCCCAACTGGTTGGAATACTCGCCAGCCACATCGTAGTGGTTCATAGCGTCTTCGATGTCGAAAATCATCACGTCAGCGGTCAGCAGACCATCAATGGTGATAACCTTCTCGGTGTGTTTGATGCCCTTACGCTTATCGCTCAGGCGCTCACCCGGAGCCAGATACACACCAGAGGTGCGACCCATTACCGGGAACTGTGCGGACTTACCGTTCTGAATGGTGCGGACAATATGCTTGTCAGCGGTAACAGAACGACGGGTGAAAGCTGTCAGGACTTCACCAGCGAAGACCTTAAGGAACAGTGCGAGCTGGTCTGCGCTAGATTTGCCCTTACCTTGGTCTGCACCAATTTTCTGACCCGGAACGTTTGCCATATGATAATTCTCCTATTCGAATGAAAGAAATAAAGTTTAGTGACTTCGTTGTGCCCAATCCGTATGGACTGAAGTTACAGGGAAACCTTGAGTCTTAACTCTTGGTCTCCCTATAGTGAGGGTATATTAGAAGCTGGAAGCAGCAACCTTAGTGCGGACAGAGTTGGTGTAAGCAGCATCACGCAGATAGCGCGGGTCGCTCATAGCCTTAATCATGTCAGCCTTAGAGCTGAATCCTTCGGTCTGGACCTTCGGTGCAGCGACTGCTGGTTTACCTTGGGTAGTCAGGGTGCGCTGAGGTGCAACGCCACGAGTCTTACCGAGGTTACGACCAGCCAGATTCAGGATGGCCTTAGCGGTCGCAAGGTCCTTACGGATGATTGCAGACTCAAGGGCTTCCTTGGTTGACTTATCGTTGGCCTCAAGGTGAGACAGGATGCGGTTGAACTGCTCAGCACCACCAGCGTAGCGAACCACACCAGCAGCATACTGCTCAGCCAGAGCTTCCTGACCACGGACGAACGAATCGACGAAGCGCTTGGTGTAGCCAGCTTCAGCCAGCTTAGCGTAGGATGCCTCGGACAGTTCACCTTTAGAGGCGTATTCGGCCTTGATAGCGGTGATGTCATCAGCAGTGACCTTGCCAGCTTCTATAGCAGCAGACACCATGTCGTCTAACGCAGCTTCATTCTCGTCCAAAGCGGTGACACTTTCGGTCAGCTCTTTCGGGGTTTCGCCCAGCTCAACGAACTCTTGGTCTTGACCTTCGGAGTCTTCGGTTTCTTCAACCTCTTCTTCCTCTTCAGTCTCTTCGACGTTCTCGTCTTCTTCGGTCGCCTCCTCCTGTTGCTCGGCTTCCAGTTGCTTGAAGGTAATGGCATCATCACCATCACGTACAGCTACGTCCTTCTCCAGCATAGACTGTTGGTGTTCGTTCAGGTCCTCAACGGAACCAGTGATTGCATTAGAGCTAACGCCGAACTCGGCATAAACTGATTGGGACATTAAGTCTCTCCTTTGGTAGTTAATAGGTAACACCTGCCTCGTCTAGTTGACTCACCTAGAGTTGGACTTACGGTGTTGTTCCTATAGTGAGGGTTTAAGCCTGAGCCATATCCTCGCCAGCACCCTGACCCACAGCAGCGCCCATATTGGCACCAGCAGCACCAGCACCTTGGACGACTGCCTGTTGAGACGACTGCTCAGCCATACGCTGAATCTTCTCGTCTTGCGTCAGGAGCAGACCAGCGGTGTCGATGCCAAGAGCGTTAAGTAGTCGCAGCTTAAGGGTCGGTAAGTTGATGTCCGGGTCCTGAGCCAGAGGCTGAAGTCCAGTCATCATGTTCACCGCCTGAGTCAGCTTCTCCAAGTCCTGACCACGACCCAGAGCTTCCAGACCAGTGGAGACCGTAGGCTCTACCGCTTCTTTCGGAAGGTCAGGAATCATGCCAGCGGACTGAAGCTGGTTCAGAAGCACACGGACCAGCGGTAGCTGCATCTCCTGAGACTGCACGGAGTACACGCCACCTAAGGTCGCCTCCAGTTCGCCAGCAACATAACGAATCTCTTCAGCAGTCACTCGCTCAGCATTACGCTGAACAGCACTATTAAGAAGGAAGGCCCAGCCTAAACGTTGCTCGATAGCGTCAGCCACCGACTTGGCAATCGTAAAGTCCTGACCTTTCGTCAGTTGCAGGAAGTTGATGTCCTCTACGCGACCAGCCACGAACTCACCTGTAGCCGCCTTGTTCAGACGTCGCGGTTGCGTGATACCGTTCGGGTTAACGAGGCCCACCACTTTGGAGGCTACCTTAGCCATTTTGGTGATAGCTTCTGTAATCGTCTCCAGCGAGTTCAGGTCTCCCAGATACTCCTCGCAGTAAGAACGACCATAGTCTTCACCATCCAGTCGAACCATTCGTACCGGGATGTAGGGACAGGCGGTAAGCGGGTAGGAACCATCGGTCCCCTTAACCTCGACGCCTTCCACTTCCTCATAACGCAGGTACTCATCGTCCTGACGATAGATGTGCGTGTAGACTTCCAGCTCAGTGTCCGGCTCGTAGTCATCAGCGTTGAGCTGGGACTTAACGTCTTCCGGTAGTGCGCTGTACGCAACCTTGTCGAGGGTGACAATCTGTAGCACGTTACCGAACGCATCGCGCTGGACCACATAGGAGACCAGACGATACATGCGCATAGGACTGTAGGTCCCTTGCTCAGGTTCAGGAATATACAGCAGACAGTTGCCCGAGACGATAAGTTGCTTCAGGGCCTCGAACAACGGGACACGGAAACTGTTAGTCTCCATGTAGGCCATCAGCACACGCTCGACCATAGCCAGCCCCTCGTCCACACGAGCAGCGGCCTCCGAGTCTTGACTCAGGGTCTTGGCCTCGTATTCAGAGACAGTGAGTCTCATCCACGGGGCTTGCGGGAACAGGGCCAGCATCAGTTTAGCAGCGAGGTTGTTCAGACAGCGAGCACCCACAGCCTGCCACGGAGTCGTATACTCGGTTGAGGAGTTGTCGGACTCTTTAGGGAACAGTGACGGGATGGTGACAGCAGCGCAGTTCTGAGCACGGGTCTCATACGGCTGTCGTCCGTTCTTCAGTCGGTCATAGACCGCTTTGGCTCCTTCAGCAGCGAAGCCTTCACGTTCAGCCATTTGTCACCTCCTGCTTAAATTGAGATACCGCCACCGGAGGTACGAGAGACCTGAAGTCCACGCTTACCAGTTGCCTTGACCTTCTTCTTATCGGTCTCGGTCACATCGGTCTCAACGTCAGTCACTTGGTCCTGAGGTACTTCTACCGGAGCAGCAGCGACCTGAGTGTCAGCGGCTTTAGGCTGAGGTGCTTGGCCCAGACCAACGGTATTCAAAGCGCCACCGACCACTTTCTTAAAGGCTTTACTAATGGATTTACCCACGGTTAATCTCCTTGGTTGTAACGATGTCTACCGACCCAGAAACATGCTTGACACGGGAATACCAGCCAAGACCCCATCGCTTACACTCTTCGTCTATGATGTGTCTGACAGTCTCAAGAACCTTGCGGGAGGACTGCGAGTCACTACGAATAGCGAGGATGGAAAGGTCAAGACCGGGAGTCGGTCGGTGCCAAGATGCGGTAGCCAGCATGTACAAGTACGCTACTGGTGAACCTGAGACATCGTAGATTGTATACTCTTCGCCATCGAACTCATCAGCCATACGGTAAGTATGAGCCTTGAAGTCCTCAAACGACTTGAAGTTAGACTGTCCGTCTTCCCAGAGGCGATACGCAGCCATGAGGCGACCATCGCGTGAGTTGAGATATGGAAGCATGTCTTACCCCATGTTCACGCCGGAAGCTCGCATAGCGCGGCTCACGGACGATTTATCTTTCGGTGCAGAATCCTTCTTGACCTTCAGGTCTGAAATGCCCTTGGTCTCCTTGGTGTCTGCGTCAGCCTCGGCCCCGATGTCCACGCTGGCTACTTCCTCACTCAGAGGTGCAGGCTCAGGTGCGGCGGTCGATGGCTTCGGAGTGCTAATCTTCGGACTGAAACACATAGTCCCTCCTTAGTCGAACTGGATGTTGTCCTTCAGGTTCTGACGCTTAGCCAGCGCAGAGTCAACAGACTCAGAGGCATAGCCCAGACCAGCGATGAACCCGGCAATGTAGGCATCACTGTAGCCAGCAGCCTTCAGGTCACGGATGGTCCCACAACGGGAGACGTACCGCTCATTGAACAGGACGTGAAGGAATTGGATAGCGGACTCGGAGAACGCAGGGACCTTAAGTCTCTCGTCGAGTTGCTGATTAACAATATCATCAATGGCTTTCAGGCCCATCGTAGAATCTCCTCTTAAAGTTATGACTAAAGTCTATCTTATAGTCTTATCTTTGGTCCAAAATCCCTATAGTGAGGGTTTATTATTCACCTATGGATGATGATGGACTGATAGGATAAGACTATGGGTTAGACTCAGTGCTTAGGACGGTTGGTCCCACTGAAAGTGTACAGCAGGTAAAGGGCCAAAAGTCCGGCCCAGTAGATTACATGGAGGGTGTCCACAGAATGACCTCCTTGGACTTAGGGTCGTAGTCGGAGGCTCGGCAGATGCGAGCGACCTGAGCTTGGACCAGAAGTTCCTGTTCAGTCATCCCGGCTTTAGCCGCCAGAGTCACCATGCAGTCCCACAACGTTTGGTCTTCGCGCTTAGGGTACTTCTTCCACTCGACCTTGAGCTGACCTTTGTTCTTGCCAGTCTTCAACTCACGGGTCTCCTGCACGAAGTAGTACGGTTCGTCAAGGAACGCACGGGTCGTGTCCTCTCCGTATCCCGGAATACCGCCGTAGCCATCCGTCATGTCACCCTTGATGGTCTGCTCCATATGCCAGTAGTCTGCCTCGGCAGTCGTGTGACTCAGGATTTCACCAGTGGTCAACCAGTAGAACTCACAGTTCGGGATGGTCTTAAAGTCCTTGTCACAGGACACCAGTACCGCATGGTCACAACCCACAATCTGAGGTCGTGTCCCGATGATACCCATACAGTCGTCACCCTCCAGTGTTGACCGCAGGAAGCTGTTGAACTGAGGGTCAGCCATAATGTCAGCCACAAACTTCTTGTAGCCTACAGGCTTACGGGAACCCTTACGGTTGGCCTTATAGGTTGGCAGGATTGACTTGCGCCAGTTCAAATCATCGGTGAAGCACATCACAATCTTAGCGTCCTTCCAAGCCTTACGCTTCTTGACTATCTCGTTGATGGAGTTCATCAGAATGCGCTTAGCCTTCTCGTGGTCGCAGATTAGCGTCCAGATGTCGTCGCCCCAGTCAGTCTCATCTTCAGCCGCAGCCATAGAGGAGAAGACCAGATAATCACCATCCAGCACCAGAGCAATCTTCTTATCACTCATCGTCTTCGTACTCCATCAGCTCTTGGGCACACTCATAGCCTTCCCAGTTATCAACGCCAGCCGCACGTAGAGCATCAAGGAACTGTAGGTCCTCAACCGCTTCAGACAGTGCCTCGCGGAACTCCTCAGCCAGAGAGTTATCCTCGCCATTGAGATGTGACATTAAGTCGTCAAAACGCTTCAGTAAGCTCATAGACAGCCTCCGTGTTGGTTCAGGAACTTGGTGCCAGCAGCGGTAATCTCCCACGCACCGTTGTTACGCCCGTCCATAGACAGGCAGCTCAGATGCCCACGACTCGCGGCCTCAGCCACCAGTGCAGCGTTGTTGCGCACATAGTTGGACTGAAAGGTCTTCGGGCAGGACTTGAGGGCCGCAAGGACCCGCAGGTATTCGCTCATCGTTTAAACCCCACGCTGATATTCGAGAGGGTAGCACCATCTTCCGGCAGCTCGTCTTTCAGCTTGGACGCCAGAACAGACTTCAGGTGCAGCTCAATGGCAGCTTCGACCCCATGCTCTACAGCAGTCTCTACCAGCTTACGGGTCAGGCCATCCTGTTTCTCACCGGAGACATAACCCTTGGTCATCTCCACCAGCTCAAGAGCGTATGACTCCACGTCCTCAGACGTAAAGACAATCTTCAGGTCAAACTTACAGGTCAGGCGTTTAGTGATAGCCATTAGTGACACTCCTTCCACGTTGGTCCAATCTTCCCTTCGGTGTCAAGGACGCATTTAAAGTTATAGAACTCACCCACCTTACGCATAGCAAGCTGAGCAATCTTGACGACTTCTTCGGCAATCTCCTGAGTACGACACGCTATCTGTAGCTCATCGTGGACCCAAGCCATGTACGCGAAGTCTCCTTCCCAGCCGTGGACATACCCGGCCTCTTCGAGCATACGCTCGGTCTCGACAATCCAGTGCTTACAGACCACCGCACCGTCACCCTGAAGTAAGGCGTTAAGTGCTGAGTGCGGAGACCGGATGTGAATGCGGCGACCGTCCAGACCTTTCAGCCAGCGACGTTTCCACTTCACGATGTTCTCACCGTCTACCCACTTGGACTCAGAGATGAGCGTGTTCTGCACAGCCTCTCGCAGGTCCTTGATGGCTGGTGTACCCTCAATGAATTTCTTCATCAGGGCTGAACCTTCCTTCTTACCACCGCCGACTATCAGTCCAATCTTCGCTGCCCCTGCACCATACAGGAACGCATAGATGAACGTCTTGGCGTTGTTACGGAAAGCATCGTGGTCGTGGCTGGACTTATCGCGTGGGACGTTAGGTGCTAACCCGGCGTTGACCGCATTGGCCCAGTGGATGTCACCTTCGACCACAGTCTTCGCATACTCGCCACCATCGAACGGAGACGCTCGGTTCCCCAGACAGCGGAGTTCAAGACCTGAGGCATCCACCCCAACTTGAATCCAAGGGTCTGGCTTACCGTGGTTCTGGTTCCACTGGGCACCAAAAGCGCTACGGCAGATTTCACCCCAAGGGGCACCGTTAGCCGGGACCTGAGCCATGTTAGGTGAACTATGGGTCGCACGTCCAGTTACAGCACCGCAAGGGTTAATCGACCCGTGCATCCTTCCGTCAGGACCCACCAGTCGCAGCCATGCGTTCTTACCTTCAGCCGCCTGACCAATGCGCTTCTGGACTACCAGATACTCACGGACCAGCTCTACGCAAGCCTGTGCCTCGGGGTCAGCCAGATGTACGTTCTCCAGCACTTCGTCATCACACTTCGGCTTCCCGGTCTCCGTGAACTCAGTCGGCTCCCAGCCTCGGTCCATCAGGACTTTAGCTAAGTGGTCGCCACTGCCCGGATTAAACTCAACGAAGCTAATCGGCGTGAACGGTGCGCCTTCCATCGTATCACGGGAGTCACGTTCGCAAGGCTCCAGACCTAAGCGTTGAGCTTTGTTCTTCGGCTTCTTGAAGATGGACCCGACCTTAGGGTAGATGACTCGTGGGTACTTCGGCAGGTCCACACCTGTGCGTGGATGCCTGAAGAACTCCTTGCCGCCTTTCGGTGAATACCAGCTACCGAACGTCGACCGCAGCTTATCCAGAAGCTCAGCACGTTTGACGGACAGCTCACGATACAAGCCTTCGACTATCTCCGAGTTCATCGGGTAGCCGTTACGTTCCATCTTCGCACAGGTCCATGCAGCATCGTGTTCGAGACGCAATGCGTACACAGCCTCCAGTCCTGCTTCAGGGGACCCAAAGTAGAACTTGTCGGTCAGGAACTTCTTGAACAGGGCCAGAGTGACCACAACGTCTTGGACGTTATAGTCCAGCATCTCTTGGCTGGGTAACAACCACTCGTCCCCGGCCTTATATTCGATGCCGTCAGCCTTGCACTTGGCAATGTAATCCGTCTTGTACTCACCCTTCATCTCACCGAGACGATAGCCCCACGCTTCAAGCGACTGACGGCCCATCATCTTAGGTGGTAGACGTCCAGCTTTCACAGCCCCGATGTCCGAGAACTTAATGTTCGGGTACATCAGTCGGCCCATGACGAGCGTGTCAATCATCTTGTGTTTCGGGAAGTTGAAACGTTTACCAAAATACTTACGCTTCAGAATGTCAATCGCCGGGACGTCATAGTTAATCCCGTTGTGGAAGACCAGAAGTCCATGCGGTGTGGCTGCAATCTCTTCGACCTTCTGCACGTACTCTTTGAAGCCACCGACGATACCTACCATCGGAGCTACCCCATACTTCAGGGTCTCATTCGACTCGGCGTTAATCAGGACCCCACAGTGGAACTGAGAGACGGTATCAAGAAGACCGTTGGTCTCAATGTCCGAACCCCAGATGTTCTGTAAGTCAATCATAATGTCTCCTATAGTCTAATCTTAAAGGCCGCTAGTATTAACGACCTTGAGTCTATCCTACAGTGAGGGCTTATTGCTTGGGTGGCGTCATGTCTGGGACCAGAGGCTAGATAGTCTCCATAGGTTCAACTACAGGACTCGCGCCAGATGATACGCGCACTTCTGTGTAGCTTTGTTCCATGCTACTGACTGGAACCGCTGGCCCTTCAGGATGTTGCTCAACACTGTAGCTTCGTGGTGATACCACTTCGCCAGCGAAAGGTGATACTTGGACTTTAACTTCTCGCACAACCTCTTTAACATCTTGGTACTCCTCGAATGGGTAATAGGACAGAACGTCACCTTCCAGCTTGAACCCTACGAGGCCCATCTGGTCGAGACGCTGAGTGATTTGGTACTTCGTGCTGTCAACCTCTTGGTCTCCCAAGTTGCCACGCAGCGGCCCAATGTCAATCGACCCTTGGACCATAGCCGTAGAGATGAACAGCAGCGCCCTGCCTAGAGTTCGACCAGTGCAGCGAGAGGTGAAGACTTCAAGGCCCTCCTTCGGGCCAAGCTCAAGTTGCAATTCGGTCAGGGTCTTACCGTTGATTAAGTTACGCATCAGGCTTCTCCTCAGAAGTCGTTGTTATCCCACGAGCCGCTATCCTCTTCTCCGCTTCCACTAGAGAGGACAGTCGGTTCAAGCCATCCCGTGAGCTTGTTGTATTCAAGATGTCCAGCAATGCCCGTATCGCCAGTAAAGCGACACTTAAGCAAACGAAGCTGAACAACGTTAGGAGTGTCACCTTGCTGATTACGCTCCAGTGCAATGATAGTGTCAGATAGTTGGCGCAGAGCACCAGACCCACGTAAATCAGTGATACTGACAGGGCGACCTTCTTCATGCGACTTACCTTTCTCCGGGTTCTTCAGGTGGCAGATTACCACGACAACCACGCCCTTCGTCTTCGCAAACTTCTTGAGACGGGTCATGATTCGGTCGATGGTCTTTCGCTCATCTGAGTTATCTTCCATGCCAGACACCACGATTGAGATGTGGTCCAGCAGTATAACATCGCAGTCCAGACCGTCAACCATATATCCCAGCTTGGCGAATAAGGTGTCTTCCTCGGACTCAGCGAATGAATCGTACAGGTGGAACTTATCGTCATTGAACAGTTTGTCATACCATTCGTCGAATCTCCCATCCTGAAGGATTGCCTCTTTCAGCTCTTTGGACTGACGTAGACGGACGTTATTGTCAAGACCGATGAGGTCCTGAACCGTCTCTTCTACTGCCTCCTCCAACATCGCCATGCCGACACGCTTACCCTGTCTGCCCCACTCTAAGAGGAGCTGACGAACGAACGTGGACTTACCCATGCCTGACCCTGAAGTCACCATGATAAGCTCACCAGCTCGCGCACCGAGGGTCATCGCGTTGAGTGTTGTGCAGGATGAGAAGAGGAGACCTTCAGTCTCAGCCTTCAGCATTGCCTCGCGGGTCCTGTCCTTCAGAGACTTGGCGCTCACCACCCCAGCAGGGACGAAAGGTTTAGCGTTCCAGATTGCATCCTGAATCGCCCTGAAGTCCTTGGCCTGAAGTGCAGCGTTGGCGTCTTTGTACCCGTTGATGAATGCGACCTTTACTTTACCAGCAGGGAGGACCGGAGCTGCTTGCTCTACAGCCTCACGTCCCGGCTCGTCCATGTCGAACATCAGGATAATCTCTTCGAACTGGTCGAGGTACTCAAGGTTCGCTGCCAGTGTCTTCTTCGCAGACTTAGCTCCCAACGGAAGGGAGACCACCGGGTACTTGCCATCCTGAACCTGAGCGACTGACAGGCAGTCAATCTCACCTTCGGTGATGACAATCTTCTTGCCACCCGACCAGAGCTGTGAGCCGAATAGTAGGTCATTCTTGACGCTACCGATAGCCGTAAAGTTCTTGTCAGCGTCTCGGACCTTCTGTCCTACCTTGGTCCCGGACCTGTCGTAGTAGTCTGCAATCTGGACCATCTTGCCCTGCATCATGCCTACCCAGTAGCTGTACTTCTTGCAGATGTCAGCCGATAATCCACGAGCCGGGAGTGGGACATAACGTCCTGAGTTCTCACCCCACGTTAACAGGTTGCTCACTTGCTTCTTACCTCCTGAAGGTGTGTAGCCTTCGGTCAATTCCATGTCGCCTTTCTTCCAAGCGACTGACGGGTCACACGCAAAGCAGTACATGTGTCCGTCTGAGTAAACACCATTGGCATCCGAAGACCCGCAGTCTGGACACTCGGTGTGGTAGAGGAAGACGCTATCGTCCTGCTCTTGGTCTTCATATGACATTGGTCACTCCTTAATCAATAGTACGAACAAAGGGACAACCGAAAGTGGTCATCCCTTTAGTGAGTGTTTAAGTTAGCTGAAGAAACCCTTCAGTTGTTCAGCCTTCTTGTCCAGACCGCGAGCACGGAGGCCAGCGTCCAGAGACTTGATTCGCAGACTATCCGCTTCCGCAGCAGCCGCTTCCGCACCTTTAGCCGCAGCAGATGCGACTTTTCGTTCCACACTCGCAGCACGAGAATAACCACGCACAACCAGACGACCCAGAAATTCGATAAACTTAATCATGTTATTGCTCCTTGTTAGCCTCGGTCGGAAGTGACCATTTCGTTAGTGCTAAGCCAGCGCTGCAAGTCGAAACTTGGGCAAGCCTTTGGTGCTACATCGTGATGCGCCTTGATGTCTGCCTGAGGGTACAGGGCCTTCAGTTCAGCCAGTTTATTGCGGAGGGCGTTCATCTGAGCAGGCGTGAAGTTAGCTTCGAACTTGCCCTTAGCGTCAATTCCACCTACAAGGCAGACGCCTACGGACCGGGAGTTCCAATCCTTAACGTGTGACCCTACGACATCGACCGGACGTCCAGACTCCACAGTGCCATCACGCTTAATGACGAAGTGATAGCCTACGTCCAGCCAGCCCTGCTGCTTGTGCCACATGCGGATAGTGTCTACCCCGATGTCCTGAGACGGTTTGGTCGCACTACAGTGGACGAAGATTGCGTCAGTTACTGTACGCGGTTTGAACTGAACCTTACTTACCATTGTACACCACCAGCTCGACGATTACGAGATTCAGGTGAGACTTGAAGCGTTCGCTCACAGTCGTGTGCATCTGGAGGCGCTTATGGTTGAAGACGTGCGAGTTGCTAATCTTCACGTACACTTCGTCCGGGCGACCATGAACTATGAACGCATAGCCCACCGGGATTTTATCAATGGTCAGGCGCTCGCGGACTACCTGCACTTCTTTAGTCATTTCTTAGCTCCTTTCTTTGGGATGAGTATACCGGAAGGCAGACGTACAGTCGCCTCTTTCAGCCACTCAACCGGGATAAACTTGTCGGCAAACTTAAAGCCGTTCTTTTCGCACCATGCGCCATACGTGGTCGGAGACCCTTTGTACAACTTGGAGCGGGAGGACGAGAACACGAACCGGATGTCCAGCTCAGGGTGTTGCTCGCGCACCAGCATATGCTTCTTGCGGTCCTCACTGTCGAAGATACCTTTGGTCTCGACGATGATGCCATTCGGAAGGATGAAGTCTGGTGTATACTTGTGGTCGGAAGCCGGAATCACATAGTTGATATAATGGCTTTCGTACTCCGCTTTGACGCCGTTCTGTTCCAGCCACTGCTGGTTCTTAGCCTCAAGTCCAGAGCGGTAGGCACCCACAGAGTGCCCCCGTTTTGGTGTCCATGCAGCCACGATTAGAAGTCGTAGTCGCCACCGGACGCAGAGTCATCACCACCATCGGCATCTTCGCTGAAGTCGTCAGACCCGAAGTCGCCGTCAGTAGACGCTTTGTAGCCACCAGAGCCGATGTCTTCATCGTCACCCCAGCCACCATCACCACCAGTGCCATCGCCGGACCACTCTTTCAGCTCGACCAGCAGGCAGGATTCAAGTTGCAGCTTAACGCTTGCACCAGTCGCAGCGTTCCACTTGAATGGCAGGACTTTGAACTTGACCTTCAGCTTAGACCCGGTGCCAATATTCGGGACGTCACGGATGAGTTTAGCATCGGTGTCGTAGAACCGTAATACGATAGGCTCGGACTTGCCGTCTTTCAAGTAAGACGCAAAGCATTTGAACTTCAGGGTAACAGTACCGTCACCGTTCTCAATCCACGGCATGTCGCCTTCACGCGGTTCGATAGGCTTCTTGCCACGCTGAACCTGAGGTGGGTTCTTCTCGTGGTCTGCGAGTGCTTTCGCATACGCATCGTCGTGAATCTTCTGTAAGACGTCAATCATCTTACGAACTTTCGGGTCGCTCAGGTCGAACGTCAGGTTGACTTTGTGTTCACCGCGCTCGTTGAACTTGGTGTCTGCCTTGTTCAGCCAGCTATACGGCTCTACCAGACCAGCGACAGGAGTGGTGAAAGTTTTCAGTTGCTCTTTAGCCATTGGGTAAATCTCCTAAAGTTAAGGGTTGTCCTACAGTGAGGGTTTATTGTTTATGCTCAGGGTGGATGCGGCCTACAACAAAGCCAGCGTCTTCATATTCCTGAGCCTTCAGGGTTGCCTCTTCCAGAGACTTGGCGTAGACCGGGACCTCAAAGGACTGAACGCGACCCTCAAGCTCCACGATGTACTTCTTTTCTTCAAGGCTCATAGTCCTTTCTCCTTCCACATATGGTACATGGACAGGTAGTCCACGTTCCCGGTTGATACCCACTGCCTGAAGCACCAGCTACTTGGGGTCATGACCTGCCGCCTTGCTTTGAGCTACCAGACGAGCGCCGAAGAACTCGACCTTCTCAGCATCATATAATCCATCGTCCTTAGCGCCAGCCTTACGCAGACCTAAAGTCCTCTGAGCTGCTCGACGCCAGATGGCCTTGAACGCATTGCCTTCCGCGAAGTTCATGCCTAACGCTTCGATAATGTCGTTACACTCAGCTATGTAGTCCGGGCGACCGGGAGTCGTAGTCTTGGTGATAGACACTTGGTAGTAATCAGCAGACCCACCAGTGTACGTTGGTGAGCAGATTGGAGCTGGGGCTTGACGCTTCAGGTGACAGGTGCATTCGGTATGGTCGTTCTGACAATCCACGCAATAATGAGCCATTAGAACTCCTCCTTGATGAACTCCAGCACCAGACGAACGCGAGGCCACTTGGTGTAGACCACTGGTACGCTGGTCTCCTGCTTCTGGCGAGCCTCTTCTAATTTGCTCGGAACAATCAGAGCGTAGACTGTAGGTGCCAGCTTAACGGCCTTCCCGAAGAAGCCCACCTTCTCGTTACGCTTGATGCAAGCGAACGGATTGTGAGACAGGTGGAAGGTCTGACTAAAACGGTTGAACATTAAGTTCTTAGACATAAGGTTTCTCCTTTGGTCGGTTATGGTTGTCCTATAGTGAGGGTTTAAAGAGGACCGGAAGCCTAAACGCAAAGAAACCCAGCAGTCCGAAGACCACTGGGTTGACGTTTAGTTAGCTCTTAATGGTCGGATTGTCTTCCGTCCCACGCCACTGGTTGAAACTTGGGTGACGAAGAGAGCCGTCCGGGAAGCGTTCCATGAAGAGGACTTCAACCTGCCAGCCTTCGTATGGATTCGGAACTTCGCCAGTGCGTTGCGCCTCCTCCCACTCACCGACCGATGGTCCAGACATAACCGTCTTCGTGAACTCATCCTTCTGCTCCTCGGTCAGGCCGCAGGCGTTTACCACCATGCCATCCTCCAGCAGGACCTCAAAGCCGATGACCTTACCTTCGTTGGCCTTGCCCGGAGTCCCCCACACGAGGCCACATACGGTCCCGTCGATGGTGTCTTCAGGCTTCATCTTCCACATGCCTGACTTCTTGCCACGCTTGTATTTGCCCAGCGGGTCCTTGACTACCAGACCCTCGTGTCCTTCCAGACGCTTCTCTTCGTACAGGGAGTTGAGCGACTCAAGGTCAAAGACCGTGTGTGACTCAGACAGAACCCAGTCGATTTCCGGGAAGTATTTCTGGAGGAGAGGGACGATAGCTTCGGCCTTCAGGCGGGTGACGCTATGGATAGGACCCTCGGCTTTCGGGTCGATGATGACGTTAAGGTCCACGATACCGTAGACGATAACCCGAAGGAACTCAGGGCTAATCTGGAACGGTACTTTTTGGGACTTCTTGGTCTCCATGTCTGCCTTAGGGTTGAGGTTCCACTGGTAGTTCTTCCGGTCTGACCACATGGTTCGGATGAGACCTGAGGATGTGTTGAAGTCCACATCTTTGACCATGACCTCGCCATCAATCATCAGGCCAGTACCTTCATACCCAGCCTGCTTCAGGAACCACCGCCAGTCGCTTGCCTTGGTCGCCCCGATGTCCTCGCCGGATGTGTTCATCCAGCTCAGTGCCGGAAGAGGTTTAGACTCGCGGCTCAGCCATTGGGTTTCACCAGTATGGAAGACCGGAAGGTTCAGGCGCACACCGTCGTACTTCACTTCAGCTTCCAGAGACCCGGCTGCTTCCAGTGCTTTCTTAACGCCGGACTCAGAGTAGTCTACAGCGCGGTGAGGGTTGGTCTTGATAGTTGTCATTGATAATGTCTCCAGAATTAAAGGAAGCGACCAGTGTAGTCGTTGAACTGTTTGTTAAACCAAGTGGCGACCGTTACGGTCTGCACATCTTCGTCGCGGATATTCGGGTACTCCGTGAAGTCCTTCTCAATGAGAACCTCTCGTGTGTGGATGTGGACTATAGCCGCCCGAACGCAGTGCCGATTCATCACCGGGTCGAACCAAGTGCTGACCACTGCGTTATAGTCGGTCTCGGACTGCCAGTTGTGGATGGCTTTACGCAGGGTGTTTAGGTTTCCACTATGTGCTCTTGAGAACATGCCCATGTCTTACGCTCCTACGAAATACTTCTCTTGGTTGACCAGAGAGTCTTTACCCTCAGCGTTACGGAAAGCACCCTTCACGCCACCGCCACGTTTAGGCTTGTTCAGCTTGCGGCCCTTAGGCATGTAGCCTTCAGTCTGCTGACGTTCACGGATGCGCTCGAAGTTGATGGTGTTCTGATACATGGTTAAATCTCCAGTAGTTTAATTAGGGTTAATCATGAAGGCCACTGTAAGTCAGCGACCTTGAGTCTAATCCTATAGTGAGGGTTTAAGCGAAGCGTTGGCGTCTCAGGAAGACATAGCGTGCTCGCTCGCGTTCTGCCTCTTCTCCGTAGACCTGAACGTTCTCGTAGTCATACTGGATGCGACCGTCGATGTCACTCAGTCGGTACTCGAAGTCCTTCTGAGAGCCATCCGTATGGTGCTGGTGGATAGTCAGCTCGCGCTCGGTCCGACTCGTGGTGAAGTGCGTCACTGTCTTCCCGCATGGTCCCGGCCCGGTCTTGAACTCAGTCGGCTGATAGAGACCATTGAACAGCGCCCTGAACTTCAGGCCGACCATTCGCTTGACTCGGAACGGCTCGACTTCACGTTTTGCTTCAAGTTGCTTCTCCAGCGTGTCCACCTTCTTCACGTACTTACCCATCTTCTCGAATAGCCGCTCGTTGGTAGCGTCTTTAGTCTTAAGTTGTGACTCAAGTTCTGCGATACGTGCTTTCAGTTTACGGTTGAACATGGTGATTAGCCTCTTCTGCGTTGGATTAAAGTGTACACTGCTAAGAAGGCCAGCCATAAGGCCAGCCACTTAAGGTCTGTCATTTCGTTGCCTCAGCTTCAAGAGCCTTCTCATGGGACCACTGGACATACTGGACCAGCTCCTTCTGGGTCAGGTCGGTCTGTTTTGCCTTCCCTGCTGGAATCATTGTCACCTTGACCAGTGCCTTACCATTATGCTCAGAGACAGTAACCAGCTTGTTACCACCAGCTACGTTAGTGATTTTGTGTGCGAATTTCATGTAGGTGCCTCCTTAGGCGAATGCAAAGTCAGATAACAGAATGTCTTCGATGTTCAGTTTACCGCGCTTCGGCAGCTCAGGCAATTTGTCGCGCTGGCTCTCGTGAAGCTGGTCCGCGAACTGCTCGTAGAAGTCTTGCAGCACATCGTTGTCACGATAGGTCTCTACCATAGTCTCGCGGACACCTTTGAACAGGAACTCAGCGTCTGCCGGGATGGTCCCGAAGCTATCGTGAATCACTGCGAAGGACATCACGCCATACTTGCGGTGAGTGTGGACTACAGTCTTCCTCAGGTGACTGCCGTCTTGTGAGTGTACAAAGTTCGGGCTAATGCCTGACTCCTGCTTGTGCTTGTCCAGCTCCTTGCTCCCGCCCTTGTTTACGGTAGGTTGCAGACGGAAAGTACCGAGGAACATCAGGTCAAGACGTGTGGTGTCCTTCTTGCGATACTCCTGCCAGACCGGGAACCCATCAGGTGTGACCCAGTGGACCGGGAGGCAAGGCTTCAGGACCTCTTTGGTCTTCTTGTCCTTGACCTCAGCAGCCAGCAGTTTAGCCGCACCTTGCAGCCATTTCATCGCGTCTACCGCAGCAACCACGGTCACGCTTACTGCATCCCAAATCATCTTAGCCATGAAGCGAGACGCTTGGCTTGGGTCTGTGAACATTGCGCCTTTGCCATTGTCAATCGCTGGCATCACGGTGTCCTCGAACACTTGGTCCGCGAACCCGTATTCCTTCGACCCGTAGGCCAGAGTCATGACCGAGCGTTTAGTGACCGAGCGTGACATCCCATAGGCTAACCACTGACGGGCCAGCTCACGAGTTCCAAGGACCAGACGTTCAGTAATCTCGCCTGTCTTCTTGTCCTCGAAGGTCTTCACCTCGTTGTCGCTACCGTTGACCAGCAGCTCCTTAAGCTGTTCTTCCACCCGGTCGGAAACAATGCGGTAGATGTCTTGGACCTTCCCGCTTGGCGTCAGGTTGACCGCATGTCCACCAACGTGGTCACGAAGCATCGCGCTGAAGTGCTGAATCCCGGAGCAGGACCCATCAAACGCGATAGGCAGAGAGCAGGAGTAGCTCAGCCCGTGGTGCATGACCCCAGCATACTCGAAGCAGAACGCGAGGAAGCAGAACGGAGAGTCCAGCTTTCCCCACCAGTCAATGCTGTCCATCGGACTCTTAGCAGCCGCGAGGATGTTGTCGTGGTTGTCTTCCACCCACTTGATGCGCTCCTCGAAGGTGACTTTATCGACACCCGCGCAGTTCGCACCGTGGACCTTCAGCCACTTGAAGCCGTCCGCACCGATTGGTTTACCTACTGCCAGAGTCAGCAGACCCTTCTGCATGTCGTTGCCTTGCGGGTTGAACATCGGGACCGCATAGACTCGACCGCGCCAGTCCATGTTGTACGGGAACCAGATGGCCTTGAATTGAGAGAACTTGTTCGCCTGCCCGACGATGAAGCTCAGGGACAAACGGCGTGACTGTCTGGCCTTCTCGCGGCGGTATATGCCAGCAGCAGCTTTCTTCCACGCCTTCAGCTCCTCTTCAGTCTCCCCGTTGTAGTCTTCCGGCTTCAGCGGGTCCATCTGAGGGATGTCTGCGATAGGCGTGTTGTTCAGCTTCTCGACCATGTTCACCACGTCCAGCACCTTCTTGTTCACCTTCCAAGGAGTCTGCTGAATGATGTTCACTGCCTCGTATACTTCAGGCATGTAAACTTCCTCGTAGCGAGCGATAGCGGCCTTCGACCCTAAGCGCATCAGCGGGAGAGGTCTGCGACCCTTAGCCCAGTACCCGCCACCGACCACTGAGTTCCAAGGACGTGGAGGAACGACACAAGGTTGGTAGACCGGAGCGATACCCGCAAGGCTGTAGCCACGCTGAGCCATCTTCTTGGCCCAAAAGTCTGACAGGTGGACCATCTCGACGTCTGACGCTACGTTCCCGGCGTTGTGACGCTTCAGCTCGACCAGTTGTGTGGACTGAATCAGCAGCTCAAGCATCTTGATACCTACGTGTACCGCCTCGTCTGGACTCCAAGTCCCCCACGCATCAGCCAGTTGCTTCTGGTCCAGCATGGAGGCTTCTACCGCTTGCATGTAGGCTTTCTTGTAGGCCACGCCAGCGCGTTTCTTCAGGTTCTCGGCTATGGTCTTCTTGAAGTGTTCCTGCTCTTGGTCACGGATGCGACCGAAGCGGATTTCATCTTCCAGTGTGCGACCAATCGCGGAGGCCATCGGCGTAATCGGCACACCTTCAGGCTTGACCAGCTTGCTCAGTGCAATCTTCAGGACGATGACCGCCACTGCCTCAGGCTTGACCAGCAGCTCACGCGGCTTGCTCTCAGTGCTCAGCTTCAGGAAGGCGACCTGAGGTTTACCACGGGTTGACCCTTGGGTCTCGTGCCACTCCTTGATGGCTTGCGCCAGTTTAGGGACCAGAGTTTGCATCAGTGGTCTTGCGACCTGATTATCAGCCAGCTCCCCGCGCTCAGCCTGACGCTCAAGATTCTTGATGAAACGACGCTCGCCTTCAGTGTATGCCTCATGCTCAAGCTGAAGCTGTTTGACTGCGAGGTCCTGCCCGTAGTGGTCAGCCAGAATGTTGAATGGCTCGATTGCGTTGGAGATGTCCGAGAAGTCGTGCTTCTCAAGCTGAATGACGCTCATACTTAAAGTCCTTGTTTGTTAGTCTTTCACTTAAAGTCTCTTTGGTCTTTAAACTGGAGTCTTAGACCTTGAGTCCTATAGTGAGGGTTTAATCAATACTACTTGCATATCAGTGGGTTAGCGTGGAGATGACTGAAGTCACCGCGTGTCGTGTGCTTGATGCCTGACCGCTGGTCTATCGCCTTCCAGCCTGAGACCAGAAGTTTACCATCGTCAGTGCGTGGTCGTCCACCGTAGGCCAGACACATCAGCTCGGTCTTGTTGCCCTCGGCCCGGAGTCTTGCTTGCAGCACCCGGTCGCGCTCCTGCTGTTGACGAATGGTGTGACTTGAGGTCCCGTGACGGTAGCCTGTAGCCAGTGCTGAAAGCAGGTTAAGGTCTGCGTCCAGAGCATGAACCAGATTAATCCCATATGACTTGCTCATTACAGTTTACTCCCTAAGGTTGCGATGTCCCAGACGTTTGCGAGGTTGCGCATGAATCGTCCGTTCGGCTGTCTTACAGTCCAGCGCCCCAGTGATACATACTGGAAGCGGTAGACTTTACGTGCCTTGATGATGTCTTTCGTGACGACTGCGAGTATTAACCCGTAGCCGATGACCAGAAGTAGCCAGCCCATAGTTCACCTGCCTATATGTTGTGAGAAATAATCTTTGAGACCACTAGATGTAGTGGCCTCTCGTCTATCACTCAGCTATTGCGTTCAGCCTGCCTTGCAGCTCGTCTTGATGGTCTGCCTGAGTCCAAGACACTGGGTCTGTGATTATCAGTCGCCCGTTGTTATCCACCATCACATTAGCGCGGTGTGTGTCGAATGATGCCAGCCCGTAGAAGAAACTGTTAATCTTCTTAGCAGTCTGCGCAAGGTCCTTGATATACTGGGCCTCGACGTGTGCAAACTCAGCCCGTGCGTCTTGGTCCAGCCACCAGCTCAGGGCCTCAGACGGTTGCTCGCAATGGTCTATTATCGCGTTGACCACACGCCACGACACGTTTAAGACTCGCTGCTCGTAGGTCTCACCATCCCGGCAGTAGTCACCACCAATGTCATTCAGTGAGCGGTACTTATCCATAGCGACCATGTATGCCCTGCTAAAGCGCTTGACCAGATGGATGACCGGAAGCCCAGCCAGACCCTCGTTCTCTCGGCAGAAGGCCGCATACGCAGCGCCTGAGTCATCCTTCTTAAAGCCTACCTTGATTGCATATCCCGGCAGGTCCTCGTGCTCAAAGGCAGCGGCGAAGTGTCCCAGACCTAACAGCTTGTAGCCATGTTCCCGTGCCAGTATCTCGAAGGCTCCCCAGCGTGGCTGACCTGCTATGCCAGCGCTAGAGTCCTCAATCTTGTAGCACTCCTCGCAGATGATAGCGTGGAGCTGAGACATCAGGTTATTCATGATTACTTTATCGTGTGCGTTCATGGTTACACCTCCACCGCTACAGTTGTCATCTTGGTTACAGTAAGTCCGCCAGCCAGCTCGACTGCATAGCGTATCGCCTCTTCTTTGGACTTAAAGTCCTTACCAGCAAGGTGGTATGTGTCCCCTGTTATTACCTTAGATGGGCTGCGACTTACCGCAATAGCGTTTTCCATGGCAAGCTCACCACGGCTATACTGAGTAAACCAGCGCTTCACCGAACTCGTCCCCACCCCGAACTTTTGGGCTGTTTCCGTCACCCTGTCCATAACGCCCTCAGGTAGAGAGGTGTAGTATTCAACAACGTTGAGTTTAAATGCTAACGAGAATACATTGCGAGTTTTAGCAGTCATTATTCTTTCCTTCTATATTTGTCAAGTGGTAATCACTCAGGCCACCATGTAGATGACCTGTAGTTTAACACTCAGTACCCGCCTGTCAGCGTTATGGTTAGCGCATGGTGGTTAGCCGTGTAGCAGGCCCCGCGCTTCATCAGCTCAACGAGACCATCGTAGAAAGCCTGCTCACTGCTGTAGCTTATCGTATACATCAGTAGAACCTCCCGGCGTACTTGAGGAAAGCGGAGTCCCGCAGAATCTCCCAGTCTCCCCAGCTCAGGCTGTAGCTGTGTGGCAGCTTGAACTCCTTGTTAACGTGTATGCTCGACCGTATGGTCACAAACTTGGAGTCGCCCACGGTCTCAATATCAACCGTTATCCACGGCTTGATGTGATTAGGGTATGAGTTAACCATCTTACACCACCTCCCAGAAGCGCCCTTCAGCGTCTTTCGTGAAGCATTCACCCTTAGGCGCATCGACTTGCTGGAACGACCCGTGCAGGCGCTCAGTGCGGTAGCCATCCAGACCCTTGCAGAACATCAGGCCAGCCGTGTGAGTCTGAGACTTGTAGACCATCACGCAGTCTTGCTCAAAGTCATTGCAGGCCAGTCTCGCAACGTTGATAGCCTGAGCTTTGGACTCACAGCGCACACGGTATGTTCTCTCTTCAGTGGCGACCTCTTGCCCCTCCTCACGGTAGCAGCCTGTAAGCCCAGTGCATTCGAGCACACCGTAGTAGTCTGGCTCAGATTGCAGCAGGGCCTTAAGGTCCAACTGACGGGCCATGTTAGCCATATCAGACAGGTTGGCACGAGCGGCAGACACGAGCACATAGAAGACGTTGGCTGGTTCGTTAGTGTAAATCATGATGTGTATCCTTTAAGTGAGTGATTATCAGAAAGAGACCTGAGGCGCTCATCTTGAGCCTGACCCGCAGTAGCCAACAAGTCTCTTGAGTTAATCGCTTACTATCGGCGCACATTAAGAGTTATCCAGATTGTTAAAGAGCATTCGCTTGGCTGTCGTCGCCTCGCTAGCCTGTTTCAGTGTTAGGCCTCACTGTCGTTTCGATGTGGTACATACTACTTTAAGTCGTTACTGCTTGTCAACTACTTTCTTTCTGTCGCTAGTCGCCTAGCTGTCGGTTGCCTGTTGTTCGTATGTCTTACAGGCTGACTACTTGACCGGACCGACCCGGCGTCTTCACTATCCGGTGTTTGCCGTGTCGTGTTGACGGAAGCTATTAAACCAAAGTCAGACCTACTGTCAACAACTATTTATCATGGTAATTTATACAGTAGTCCAGCGACTATATAAGGATGACTACAGATGATTGACTTTAAGTCTGGACTATGGATAATAAGAGTCCAGTTGGCAGACACCAACAAAGATAACCCTAGTCAGCTATGGTCTCTGACTGCTAAACGGACCGGATGTGATTCCCTGTGAGTCTAGACCTTAGGACTCTGATAAACTGTAGGTCGACATGGTGTCTATTGACTGTAGGTCTGGTGACTGTAGGTAGCGGCTTTACCGATGGTCGATGACTTGAGGTGATGACTGTAGGTGATGACTTGAGGCTGATACAGATAGCGACTCAGGGACACAACATATAGTCCCGACCCATCGTCCCAACCACTAGATATAGGCCCTATCGGTCCAGACTTCGGGTCGACTTCGGGTCAAAGACTTGAGGTTTAGACCGAAGGTCTAGGGGTAGGGCCTTTGGTCGAGACTTAAAGAGGCCTATGGGGGAGACTTGAGGTTCTTGAACTGTGAGATGGACTCTCGAACTTTTGGTCCAAAACTCATCGAGAGACCGTAGGTGTGAGCTACTGTAGGTCAAGGACCGTAGGTCTAATACCCAGAGGCTTGACGACCAGTGGACCAGTAAGTAGGTGGACTGGAAGTGAGAGGCTTCTATAGGTGTGACCTAAAGTCCTTGACTACAGTAGCTAAGGTCAGTAGAGTAGCGTCAGCTATGAACTGACCTTAGGTCTTACGTTCGTTGATTGTTACCATTACGGCGTTAATGACACTCAGACACCAGAGTACATACGAGAGTCTCGACCCACCCGACCCACTGACTTCCAGCAGTAACGCCAGCAGCAAGTAGAACAGCAGCAAGAAACCTGTACGTAGCTCGATTGGTCGCCAGAGCTTTGAGAACAGCTTTGGTCTTACCCATGCTACATACCTCCTGTCGCTTAGGGTCTACTTAAGTTATGAGGGTGTGATGATTACAATCACCCTCTCCATCGGTGCGAACCTTAGGTAAGAACTCATGAGTCTGCCTCCTAAGGTCTTGCATAAAGTGTGCATATGATTATTCATTGAGTCTTTACTATAAGTAACCGGGGGTCTTTCCTATAGTGAGGGTATAAGATTTCCCTAAGGAATACATAGAGTTACGAGCGTTATGTACCGGCTTACATAGTGCGTATTCATGCAACTAATGCGGTACTTTATGCAAACTGCTAGTGGAACTGAACGTATGACCCTAAGCCCAAGTCATCATCTGTATTGAACTGGACCCGGACCCCATTGTCCCAGTAGTCAGTCTCGATGGACTTAAAGCCTTTACGTGGGTCTTCCATCTGTTCCTCCAGCCACTCCTCGGTGACTTCACGCTGGCCCTTCACGGCATCCTTAGCCATAGACTCTACGAAGAACTGTACACCGATAGCCAGAGCATCAAGTCTGTCATCGTGTGCCAAGGCTCCACGTTCACGGCTGATACGTGTCATCTGGTAGAACAGAGAGTAGATAGGGTTACGGACGCCATCCTTGTCAGCGGCAGTCTGGTAGTCAGACACAATGGTCGAGGAGTTCACGATGAGGCGGTGAGACCCCATGATAGGCTCCAGAACGTCGCAGATGCGGAGTTCCTTCTGACCCTTGCTCTTGACCTCAGTCACTGCTGCCGGGTGAATGCGGGCCGCTACAGGCTTGAATAGTTCGAGATACATACCGTCACCGAAGTTACCTTCAATCACGTACTCGTTAATCTTCCACTTGCGACCAATCTTCGCCAGAGCCTCCAGCGTAGAGTCCTCATAGCCACCGCGCATACCACCAGCTTCCATCACGAAGATGTAGCCGTTGAGCTGGTACAGTACCGCATACCCGGTCTCATCCTTACCACGACCACTAGGGTCAATGACCAGAATCTTCTGGGTGTACGAACTGAAGGCAGAACCTACAGTCTGATACGTGTGGTAGGCATCACCCATGAGTCCCACGTTAGGAACGTCATCACGCTTGTTCTGAAGGTTCGGGAGCCACTGGTAGACCATAGGGCTGGACTCAGGGTCCAAGTCCGCTACGATAAGGTCACGCAGCTTCAGTGGGTACTTCTCGGCGTCCCCTAGGTTCGGGTTGAGCATGAACTGGAGAGCGAAGCCAGCCTTACCATAGGACAGCTCACGCTCCTTCAGGTCCTCATCATCGAAGCGCACCTCATCAGTAGGACGCCAGTAGTAGCCCTCAGGGTCGGACTCCAGCTCAGCCTGAAGCATCGGGGCCAGACGGTCTCCGTAAGACTTCCAGTCCTTCTCATCGCGGGGATAGCGAGCAGGCCAGATTGTAGTCGAGTAGCCACGGCCTTCAAGCTGACGATATAGTGTCATCTCGGTCTGAGGAGTACCCAGATAGATAACCGTACCACCCGGCTTCAGGATTGCGTCAAACTCTTTCACCAGCTCAGACAGTCGGTCCCTTGCAGCTTGAGTAGCTGAGTTACCGGGGACCTCTACGTCATCGGCAATCAGGATGTCAGCACGGCTACCAGTTAACTGACCAGTGATACCAACGGACTTAACCGAAGGTGAGTGGTCAGGCTTTGCTGGCCCTACGTCGAAGCTGATTACTGCGTCTCGCTGCCCCTGCTTAGGCTTCAACTCTTGGAGCTGAGGCATCAGGTCGATGATACGCTTGATGAAGATGGAGTTCGCATCGGCTCGTTCCTTTGAGGCCGACACAATCATGAACTTCAAGTCCGGGTTATTCCATAGCTTCCATACCACGAAGGCACACGTAATGAAGGACTTCCCGATACCACGGAACGCCTGAAGGATGAAGCGCCTATTGTCCCCAGCCGATAGCTTCTTCGCCATGTCAATCTGACAGCGAGTCGGGACCGGAAGGGATAGGGCTTTCCACAGGACGAACAGGAAGAACACGAAGTCTGCCTTCATACGGGCCGTCATAAGCGCCTGACGCGCCGCTAAGTCGTGACTCAAGGTTTCACCTCCTTCTCTTGCTGCATGGCTCTCACGGTCTTCTGGAGGGCCTTAATCCATTCGTCGCCTTTCAGTCCGATGGCGATAAGACGCTTAGCATCTCGTTCGTCAAGTTCGGCGTAACCATCAATGACGCATCGACCGTCAGTCTGGACTGTTCCACTGGTGGGTTTGACACGGATGCGCAGCCGCTTGTTATCGCGGTTAAGGTCAGCAATAATCCTATCAGTAGAGCCTTCCAGCGCGGACATCTTGTCTTGCCATTCTGCTGACACTTTGTTGATTTCACCTTGGACAGCAGCCCGTTGATTCTCTCGTGCCTCAAGTTTCGTGATGTACTCATTGCTTACTTTCGCCTCCCACTTATTGTCTGCCACCCAGTAACCTGAGCAGAACAGGAGTCCTGCCACCAGCCAAGGGGTGCATCTACGTAAAAGTTCGAGCATAGTTGCCCTCCTCATTTCTCAGAATCCACGTAGCGTCGCCGCTCGTAGTGTGTGTTAATCATAAAGGCCACTACATATAGTGGTAATGACCTTGAGTCTAACACTTACTGAACACCATACCCGGTGTCATTATCCTCGGTCGCTGAGAGCACCTTGTCGTACTCTCGGTTCAGCGCCTCCATGTCAGCAAGTTGCTTCTCGTCCACTGACACCTTGCTGAGCACAAAGTTGTGGCGAGCCAGCAGTTTCTCGATGGCGTTGTAAAGCTGAGGTGAACGCTTTGTGTCATCCCGCAGGTCTTGCAGCATGAGTCGAGCGCGTTCAGTGTCCAGCATTAACAGGAACTTCTCTAAGTCCATCTGCGTCATGTCTTACCTCCACTCTTAATCGTCTTGTAAATCAGTACGCCAATCTGCACCACAGTATACGCGATGGCAGCGACGTAGAACCATTCGTTGAGTGTTAACCCAAAGAAGAACCGACTGGCACCATCAGCCGCAGCGGTCCCGACGATAGGCGAGGCTTTGAGGACCTCATTCTTGAAGTCGAACTCAATCATAATACCTCCGTTGTTAAACGGGTCGTCCTTGACCCAAAGTTATCGGTTAGAAAGCACCGAAAGAAGACTCAGAGTTACCGAACCAGTCAGAGCCTTCCAGCTCAATGTTCCAGTAGCCCGTAGGCGCAGTGCCCGGCCACGTAAGGGTGAACTGGAAGTAGATACCACCTTTCCACGAAATGTCAGACGCTGAGCTGTTCTGAGGCTGAAGTCCTCCATTGAAGTCATAGATATTCTCCAGAGGCATATTCGTACCATCCTGACCAGCAGCCCTGACCACAGACTGCTTAGCCGTTGCGAGCTGAGCTGTAAGGGTAGGATAGGAGGCTTCCGCCAGCGTTGACTTCAGCACCTTACCAGTCCAAGTCAGGCCAGACGAACCGTTCTTGTAAACTAGGAACTCAATGTACGTTCCCTTCTCGTCTGTGATTCGAAGGATAGCAGGAACAGTGTTGTAGAAGTATGGAGTTGGAAGACAGAGCGCCCCCGGACCCGTACCAAGAACACTTTGAGGCACTCGCATATGGAAGCTATTCAGTACGGTAGCCTGAGGTAGGTTGTTACCCTTACCGGAAGGACTTGGCAGCTTACGACTATGCACTACCTTATATCTCCTCTCCTCGTCTTGTCCCCACATCTGCTCGGTTGACAGCCCAAGCGGGATTGGTTGGATTGTCAGGCTGTTAATGAATGACTCGGTATCATCCGTCCCATCCAGAGCTTTGAAGAACGTCAGAGTATGCCAACCACGCCCAATGACTCGACCGATGAACTTGCGGGAACCAGAAGCACCTGAAAAGTCGTTAGGGGACTTAGGGGTTCGCTCCAGAGACATGCCAAAGGAGTGTGACTGGTCGTAAGCGTACTGGTAGTACGGCTGAGCGTTGTTGTTCCACCAGCGACTATTGGTCATGATGACATTCATCTTACCGAGAAACTTACCGTAGATGTGCGCAGCCTCCGCGTCAAGATAGAAACTGAAGGTCGTGACCACTCGTGTGCTTCCCGGAAGACGACCAGTTATCTTAGAACGGGTAAACGCACCATCAGAACGGAAGGCCCCAATGTTACCCATAGCGTCACACCAGCCTACACGGTCTGACATCATCCCGGTCCACACGGTAATCTCATTCACCACCGGACGGTAGGTATCAAGAAGACCACCAGCCATGAGCATGGACGCCAGTTTCTCTCCATGAATCGCGTATCCCATAGAGTTGTAGTGAGTCCCGTCAGACTGTACAGCAGCGTAGTGACGATACAGCATTACCTCATGCGCATCGAAGATTGGACAGCCGTAGACACGGGCAACCATCTGTAAACGCTTAGCCCAGTGAAGCCAACGTGGGTTCCCAGCACCCTGACCGCCGCCTGACGGACGCTGAACCACTACAGCACATCCCCAATCAATATAGCGACGAATGAGCTTCTCCATGTACTCCATGTAAATGTCAAGAGTAGCACCAGCAACACCACCCGAGTCGTTAATCGCGTACATCATAAACACGATGTCACAGTTCGGGTTTGTCTGCCACTCTGCCTGCTCGTAAGCCTGCTTAGCGGTATGTCCTGAGATTGCTCGCATAACAACCGTTGATGTGCAGCCGGACTGCTCAGCGAGGTAGCCTGCAAAGCGGTACGGGTAGTTCATAGACGCACGGGTCGCCCAGTCTCCATCCTGAGGTGGTATAACGTCAGTGGACGTCCGGTCGAAACCAGCAGTCATTGAGTCTCCCAAGAAGCAGGATTTGATGGACCCACGGTTGTGGACCTGATAGTCTACCCACGCCAGCTTAGCCATGTTCTTCGCACGGTAAGATGCAGAGTCAGACTGAACGAGCCACTGCTCAACGGTACGACCATCGGACGCTTTAACCATAGAGGCACCGCCAGTCCCAGCCAGTTGTCCACGCAAAGTCGCATCAGTTACGTCAATCCATTTACCCTTGCCGATGCCGCCAGCAGACGTTGGGGTTGAGCCAGCGGGAACGACTTTAGGCAGAGCACCTTCCCAGCGCCAGTGAGTCGTGGAAGTGCCGGACCCGTACTGGAGGACGTCATTCTGAAGACGTACAGTCCCACCGTTCTCGAAGGAACCCACAGGAGTGTAGCCGTTCTTACCTAACTGGATAATCTGGTTCAGGATGTCCTGAGCGTCCTTACCAGCTTCTACTGCTTGGTCAGCATACTGCTTGGCGAGACCTGTAGTCTGGTCGCGGCCTTCTTCTGCAATGTGGATTGCTTGAAGCTCAGCGTTAGTCAGGTCAGTAGCAGTCAGGACCGAACCGTCACGGAACTCGACCAGAAGGTCTGTAGACGTGAAGCGGTGAATCTGGAGGATGTCGAACCCGGTCTGAGACGCGAGGATTTCGATAGTGGTCGGGTTAAGGAACCGATAGTCATTACCAGCGGTCAGGACTCGGTTAAGAGCCGCATCGTTACTGTTGACTAAAGTCACCACTACGAACGGTCGCGCCAGATAGTCGAAGTTAATCTTATATTGAGTCTGACCAGCAGGGAACTGAGTCAAAGTGGTGTTAGCCATTGGGCCTCCTTAAGTGTTGAGTTAAATGGGACCTATGGTAGCGTCCCGTTTCCTATAGTGAGGGTTTAATCCTTGATGTGAATACCTTGCTCCTCAAAGGTGCCTAGCAGCAGCTTCTGAGTGATTGGGTCGTTCGGGACCAGCTCACGGAAGGTGTTATACATCCCTGTCATGTAGTCTCGTTCGTTCACACGGGTATCAGCCTTAAGGTAGCCAGCCAAGTTGTATGCCGAAGCACCAACGTTAGCAGCATATCCGAAAGCCGGGACCTGCTCAAGGAAGTTGCCTACCACATTCATCACCGGGTCACTCTTCGCAGCACCATAGGTAATGGCACGTTCAGGCTTCTCGGTAGGTGAGCGCGGAAGGATAGACGAGCGGAGCAACTTAGTGTCCTCATACCCAGCGATGCCACCCAGAATGTTGGCGACCCCAAGAGGTCCACCCAAGTGGGAGCTACGGGATAGAGCCGCATAACCAATCATCGTCGGGTTCAGGGCTTGCTTCAGGTACTCGCGGTCACGACCATCCTGCATAGCGTAAGCCTTGATGTGCGCCTGAGCCATGTAGTACATCCCAGCCAGACCCATAGACATTACCGTGGACAGTGCAGCATCCATAGCTCGGTTGTTCTTGGTGGCGTTATAGAAAGTACGCATAGTTCGACCGTTGATGGACTTGATGACGAAGTTCTTAAATTGCAAGACAGTCTTCGCCAGCGGACCATAAGCCTTGGCGTCCATGTTGCTCAGCTTATGCGGACGGAGCAGGGTCTCATCAGCGATGGTGTCACCCATACGCCAGAGGTCCATAGCCCTTGGGTCCTGACTAAACGCCTTCTTGTCCTTGATGGTGTACTTACCGTCTGGACCACGAGTCACGGACTCACGGATTAGGGACTTAATGCCCTTCCACTGCTCGTCTGAGATACCAGCGGTCTTCAACCAGCGGTCATCAAACTTACGCTTGCTACCAGTCAGGCTATGCTCCACGATGTCAGACAAGAAGCCTTGACGTCCAGCATCCAGCAGGTAGTTCGTCGTCCCGTTCAGGACTTTCGTAAACGGAGAGCGGACCGCAAGTTCACCAGTGTAATACTTGGCAGAACCCAAAGCAGTAGCTACTGGTTTACTCAGGTCGCTGTACGCTCGCAGGCGGTCTATGACATCCTGTTTGGACGGACGGATTGAGTCGTCAAGCTCCTTACCGAAGACCACGTTATGAAGCTCCTTAATCTCCGATGCTCCCATCTTCTTGCTACGGAAGGCTAGGTCACGGAAAATAGGAATACCATGCAGCATTGCACGGACGTTACCACGGGCCAGCATCCCACCAATCTCCGTCAAGTTCTGAACTCCCATGTAGGCGTTCTTGGCGAAGAAGGATAGGTCAGTCATGGTACGCATCACGGTAGAGAAAGCAGCATCGTCAGCACCATCACGTCTAGCACGACCAGTCAGAATCTTCAGGGTGTCACGTAGAGTCGAGACTTCGCCTTTCAGCTTACCGTCATCACCAGCCCGGTTCATCATGGTCTCTACAGTGTCCTTAATCTCTTTCGTGGTCTTCCCGGTCCCAGCCATGATAGCAATATCGCCATTGACTCGACGGTTGTACGCCGGGACAATCTTATCCATGTCCCACTCACGGAGGCTGTTCACGTTGAACGGCTGACCATTAGGCAGGATGATAGACATATCGCTATCGAACAGGTTACGGGCCTCAAGGAAGTTGTTGTTCTCCAGACCAACCAGACCGTTGATGTTCTCTTCCATGACAGACGAGCGTTCAAACAGGTCGGTGTGGGAGATACCGTAAGCCTTATCATTGGCGTACTTATCGACCGCAGCCGCAAGTTCCTCAGGCTTCAGGTTTGGGTTAGCTTCCAGCAGGGCCTCATCGACACGGGACTTGACCTCAGGTCTCGACGCATAGCTCGTGAGCCATGACTTCTTGATGGCTTCCTGTAGAGCCTCAGGACTTCCCAGCTCCTTGATGTACAGCTCCTTCATCTGGTTGCTGTAGACGTGGGGAACGTAAGTCCCCTTGAAGCGGCTACCGGGGAAGATGGACTGAGCGTCCACTCGACCAAACATCGCTGGGTTCTCCATCATCTCGCGCTTAGCGTCGAACTGGTTCTTCAGCAGGTCATAGACCTTCAGTTCACCCGGAGTCAGCTCAGCCTTCAGGTTCCCACTTCCATCTTCAATCGCCAGAGCTACACGCTGGTAGATGTCCTGACGGAAAGCACCGTTGTCGCGGTTAAAGTTAGTCTGGAAGTATGGGTCCTTAAGTGCCTGAGTAACCGCATCGTCGATGTCGTTGTAGAACCGATGGTCCACTGCACGAAGTCGCTCGAACACGTCTGACGCTGTAGTACCAATCTTCCCGCTCGCACCTGACTGCATACCTGTAGGCGAGCGCACCAAGTCAGCGGCAAGTCCGCGAATCTCAGGGTTCTCAGACCTCAGGAGCTTCAGTCCAATCTCGGTTAGACCTCCAAGGTTGATACCAGCAGCCGCACGTTCAGGCTCAATCACCTCGTCGAAGACTTGACGTGTCTTAGGGTTCAGAGGGTTCTCACCAATCAGGATTGAACCATCTTCAAGTCGAACACTTCCCGGCTCATTCGGTACGTCAGCGAACTTAACGCCTTGGTGACTGAAGGTCTCCTCTCCTTCACGGATTGGCAGACGGGACAGGTCCTGACCATCGACGTTACGAGCAGTCTCACGGGCCTCCAGACGTGTAGCTGGACCAGCGAACTCATTGGTCGACTTACCTAGCGCCTTGCCTATAGCGTCCCCAATAGCAGTCATCCCACCGCCGAAGAGAGCACCACCCATAATGGCCTCAGCCACATGAGCATCGCCACCAGCAACGGAGGTACGAGCCAGCTCGGAGGCACCAGCCAGAGCACCAGACTGAGCAGCCACGGTGAACATCTTGTTGACGAGCTTCCCGCCCTTGCCTACCTGTCCAGCGATAGGAACGTAGGTCAGAGGGTCCACACCAGCACCAATTACACCAGCAGCCAGTTGAGCGCCAGTCCCGGCCTTAGCCTTCTCAGCGTCTAACTTCTGGTTCTCCAGCGCCAAGTTAATCAGCTCGGTCAGGTTCTGAGGAGAACCACCAGTGATGACTCCGTAATACTGAGGCAGGACCCCAGCGTTACGAATCTGGTCTAACTCCTCGCGTGACCACTTGTGGTTGTTCCAGCGGGTCGGGTTAAACACATCACCAATGACATCAAGCGAGTCCTCAGTCTGACCAGCGCGGACAGCCACGCCAACCAGAGAGTTCTTCACTTCAGCCTCAGCAGCTCCACCGAAGCCGAACCATGTAGAGCGGTCAGCTCTTTGGTCCAGCGTCTCGCCAGTTGACTTATAGAACATCTCTCCGAAAGACTCGTTAGGAGCCTCAGGTTCCTGACCTTCGATGTTCATACCAGTAACGCCCGGAAGGTTCTCTCCCAGAGCGACTTTAGGTTTAGACTTCAAGCCCTCCGTGAGAGCGTCGAAGACGCTAGCGCTTACTGGTGGAGTCTTTGGGGTTATACCTCCCGCACCACTTAAGGCACGAGAGACTCCGAGCTTGTAGACCTCAGGGTCATACCGGGAACCAGTCTCGTGGTATCCGATAGCCTCAGATAGAGAGGCGAGGACGTCAGGGTTCGTCAGGTCGATACTTTGGGTCGCTGGAATACCAGTAGCCGCCACGACCGAGTTGATGTAGGACTGAGTGTCGTTCTCACTCGGAGGTGCCCAGCGGTTGATAATCTTCT